TCATTCAAATGTTTCCAAAAGAATTGGGACTGGACAAATATATTGATTATGAACTACAATTCAATAAAGGTTTCCTTGATCCAATGAAAGTTATCTTGGATGCAATTGGATGGAATGTGAAAAAAACAGTTAACTTGGAATTATTTTTTGTATAACTATGGACTTTTTAAAAGAAATTGTAAAAGAGATTGGTGGAGAATACACACAACTGGCATCAGAAATTGACGAAACTGAAACATATGTGGATACTGGCAGCTACATTTTTAACGCTCTTGTATCTGGTAGCATCTTTGGTGGTGTTTCTGGGAACAAGATTACTGCAATCGCAGGGGAAACTTCTACTGGAAAAACTTTCTTCAGTCTTGCCGTCGTTAAGAATTTCCTTATCAATAATCCTACTGGATATTGTTTGTATTTTGATACTGAAGCAGCAATCACAAAATCCATTTTGGAAAGCAGGGGAATTGACACAACTCGCCTGGTGGTTGTCAATGTAGTCACGATTGAAGATTTCCGTAATAAGACTTTGAAGGCAGTTGATTTATATCTAAAAAAATCTAAAGATGAAAGACGACCTTGTATGTTTGTACTCGACTCTTTGGGTATGCTTTCTACTAATAAAGAAATCACAGATACACTTGCCGAGAAAGATACTCGTGATATGACCAAGGCACAACTGATTAAGGGTGCGTTTCGTATGCTGACTCTTAAGTTGGGTCAGGCAAATATTCCTATGATAGTTACCAATCACACCTATGATAGTATGAGTCTTTATGGTGGTAAGCAAATGTCAGGTGGCTCTGGGCTGATGTATTCCTCATCTACAATCATATACTTATCCAAGTCAAAAGAAAAGGATGGAACAGAAGTTATTGGAAATATTATTAAAGCAACAACAAAAAAATCAAGATTAAGTAAAGAAAATCAAGATGTTGAAATACGTTTGTTCTATGATGAACGTGGATTGGACAGATATTATGGACTTCTAGAACTTGGAGAGATTGGGGGTCTTTGGAAGAATGTAGCAGGTCGTTATGAAATTGATGGTAAGAAACTTTATGCAAAGGAGATACTAAAAAATCCAGAGAAATACTTTACGCCAGAAATAATGCAGGCACTTGATGAAACAGCCAAAAAGGAATTTAGTTATGGCAACGCTTAGTAATTTAATTCAAGTTTATGATAATGTGCTTGAAGAAAATATATGTGATTTTTTAATTAATCTATTCGAACAAGTTCCAGAAAAACAACAACGGGTAGATAATGAAAGAAAACCAAACTTCACTCAATTTAATCTTACGGAAAATTGTAATCTTAATGAGGAAGTAACTCAAGTTCATAATCATCTTATCCAAAAAACATTTGATTATCGTAATCAATATTATGAAATGGTAGATGGTAGAGTATTTCCAGAACAACACGCATTTGAGCAATTTCGTATTAAACGATATAATAATGATGGAAATGATTTATTTGATACTCATGTTGATGTAACTGATTATGAAACATCAAGAAGATTTTTATCTTTTTTGTGGTATCTTAATGATGTCGAGGTTGGGGGGGAAACACAATTTGTTGATATGATGATTAAACCAAAGAAAGGAAATCTTCTTGTATTTCCTCCCCTCTGGATGTTCCCACATGCTGGACTAATTCCAATTAGTTCCCCAAAATATATTATTAGTACATATCTACACTATAAGTAATGGAAAAAATTGAAACTACTATTCTTCGTAATCTTCTTTTTAATAATGAATATTGCAGAAAAGTATTGCCTTTTATTAAAACGGAGTATTTTGAAAACCTTCACGAGAAAGTAGTTTTTGAAGAGATTTGTAAGTTTATTGTTGCTTATGAAGAACTTGCTACTAAAGAAGTTCTTTTAATTGAAACTGAAAAAAGAACAGATATTACTGAGGATACTTACAAAACTATTTGTGATTATGTTTCAAAACTTGATGATGGACACGCAGATTTAGAATGGGTAACAGATACTACCGAAAAATGGTGTCGTGATAGAGCAATTTATCTTGCTTTGATGGAAAGTATCAAAATTGCTGATGGTCAAGATGAAAAGAAAAACAGAGATGCTATTCCAAGTATTCTTCAAGAGGCATTGGCAGTTGGTTTTGATAATAATATTGGACACGATTATCTAAATGATTTTGAAAAACGATTTGATTTTTACAACCGAAAGGAGGAAAAAATACCTTTTGATTTAGAGTATTTTAATAAAATTACTGGAGGTGGAACATCAAAGAAAACTTTAAATGTGATACTTGCTGGACCAAATGTGGGTAAAAGTTTAACACTTACTCATTTAGCATCATCGTTTTTACTTCAAGGAAAGAATGTTCTTTATATTACTCTTGAAATGTCGGAAGAGAAAATTGCCCAACGAATAGATGCTAATTTATTAAATGTAAATATTGGGGATATATCTGGACTTCCTAAATTAATGTTTGAAAATAAAGTTAAATCTTTAATGAAAAAAACAATGGGAAGATTAATTATTAAAGAATATCCAACTTCATCTGCTCATTCTGGTCATTTTCGAACTTTACTGAATGAACTTTCATTAAAGCAATCTTTTGTTCCTGATGTGTTATTTGTGGATTATTTGAATATATGTACATCTAGTCGTTATAGTAAAAATTATTCTGCGAACTCATATACTATTGTTAAATCTATTGCCGAAGAACTTCGTGGTTTGGCAGTAGAACACAATTTTCCATTATGGACTGCCACACAACTTACTCGTAGTGGTTATAATAGTCCTGATCCGGATATGTCTGATACTTCGGAAAGTTTTGGACTCCCTGCGACTGCCGACACTATGATTGGTATGATAAGAACTGATGAGTTGGATCAATTAAATCAAGTGATGTTTAAGCAAATTAAAAATAGAGATAATGATGTATCAGTCAATAAGAGATTTGTTGTTGGAATAGACAGGTCAAAAATGAGACTATATGATGTAGAACAAAATGCTCAAGATGGTATACTTGACTCTGGCAAAGAAGAAGAGTATACTTACGAAGAAGACAAAAAACAGAACAAATTTGTAGGATTTAAATTTTAATGACTAAAAAAATTGATTTTAAAAAGTATCAAGAATTCGTAGATGCAGTCACTAGTGATGCATCCAAAGACTTTCTAGCTTTAACTGAAAGGATGGTTGAACTAGACCAAAAGGGAGCAAATATCGAAAGACTTTTAACTGCTGGTGTTGGAATGAATGCAGAAGCAGGTGAGTTTCTTGAAATAATTAAGAAAATGCTATTTCAGGGAAAACCCTGGAACCAAGATAATAAGGAGCATCTTATAATAGAACTTGGTGATGTAATGTGGTATATTACACAGGCTTGTATTGCACTTGGTGTTTCATTGGATGAAGTGATTTCCGGTAATGTAGATAAACTTATGAAACGTTATCCAGGAGGAAACTTTGATGTTTATTATAGTGAAAACCGAGACGCAAACGATAGATAATTATAATACCCTGTTGTTCTAAATATAAGAATAGCAGGGTATTTTTTTATGGCAAATATAAATGATTTGATAGGAAAATATGTCGAATATTCAGTTGCAAATAATTTAAAACAAAATCCAATTTTTGTAACTGAAATACAAAAACATAAAACTATAATATCCCAAACCTCCCCAAATTATAATTTTAGTATTCTTGATGATAATTCAAAAAATATTTCTGATAAAATTTTAAATTATATAGAAACAAAAAGAGGTGGGCCTAATACTAGTATTATAAATTTAACTATGACTGGACAAAATTATAATTTCAAATCAATCAATTCATTTTTTGATAATACTAATCCTAGTGATATTCTTTTGGAATTGAACTTAACCAATCAATTTCAAAAATATCTTGGCGTATCAATAAAAAACCTTATTGGACCATCAAGAACTGTAAAAATTAATCCAGGGATTGATGGGTTGTTAACACATTTGGGAAGTAGTAGAGATAGTTTATATCACAATATTGTCCCCAATATAATATCAAAATATAGTTTACCTCTAACTAAAAACGGTAAAAAATGGTATTCAAAATCTGAGGTTAGTAACAATATATCAATTTTTAAACAAGCAGCAGACGATGTTAAATATTCATATAGAGACGAAATTTATCAATTATTAAATACAAAAATAACACAAGACCAAGATGGGTTTAAAAATTATATTATTGAAGATATTTTACGATTAATTAATATTCCTTTTTATATTGTTGTATCTAATCGTCGTGACCCATATGAACCTATGCATAACAACTATATAAATGATATTTTGAGTTCAACTATTAGTGTATCAAAACTTAGTAATTTTAGCATTTTAATTGAAAAAAATAAAAAAAAACTATTTTCTATTGGAATAAAATTTGAATCTTCATCGGATATGACTAGTTCTATCAAGTTAAGAGTTACATAAATATAAGAATAGTAGGGTATTCTTATACATGAAAACTTTTAAAATATTTTTAGAGGATGCGGCAGAAAATCTTGAAGCACTAAGAGCAAGTGGTGAAAAACGTAAACAAGAAATACTGCAACAAATTGTTGCTCGAAGACAAGAAAAAAAAGAAGATGAAGAATTAGAAAAAACAATAGATAGAGAAATTGAAGAAAGAGAAAAGGCAAAAAGAAATAAAAGAAAACCCACAAAATCAGAAGACCAAAAACGATAAGATAAATAACTAAAAAACCTAGTATAAATGAAGACATTTGTCCAGTTCATCAAAGAAGCTACAGAAACCCTTGCATCTACCGAAGCAAAGAATAGGGGTCTTGTGGGTGATGGGCACGGGGATTGGTATGATAAGCAGGGGAAGTTAATAGCAAAAACAGTTGGCGGAAAGTTAAAGTACTTTGGGCAAGGTGGTGCTGATACACAACAAACAACGGCATCACAACAGTCGTTAGCATCACAGCAGCAAACAATACCACAACAACAAACACAAGTAGCACAAGACCAACAACAAGAGCAGCAACCAAATGGTATTGTTATTTTACTTGGAAGATTTAATCCACCATCTAAAAATCACGAAGCATTATTAAGAGCAGGTTATAGTCAAGCAACAAGAAGAGGATATGAATATCGCATTTATCCAAGTCGTATTCAAGATGGAAGTT